CCGTTGGCAATCGGTGTGACATTGGCCGCAAGCAATTTGACCGTGCCTGCGGCGTTCTTGAAATACAGCTTCTCGTCGGTTAGGTTGATCGCCAATTCGCCATCGGCGAGATTGGTATTTACCGGCACAGCCGACGCTGTGGTCGTGCGGTAAAGCTGAATTGGGGTATAACCTGTGGCTGCCATTAGAAGGTTCCTCCAGAAATGCCTGCGGTTATGGCATTGGTTGACGGATTGTAAGAAAGACCTGCATCAACACCAAGAGCCTGATTACCGCTCGACGATGACGCGACGAACGGGACGTAGAAGTCAGTATTTGTGCTCGTGGCCGTGGTTGTTACGTTTGCGGCAGTCGTAGCCGTAGCCGCATTCCCGCCGATCGACAGACCGCTTGCCGTGCCCGTCAGGCCTGTGCCAGGACCGTCGAATTGAGTCGTGGCTGTGATGGTCGTGCCGCGCACTGTGGATGCCGTTGTAGCACCCACCGTGGTTCCGTCGATGGCTCCGCCTGTGATCGCCACGTTGCTGGCGTTTTGCGACGCCATGGTGCCCAAACCGGTGATGTCGGTGCTGGGAATCGTGGTGGAGGCTGTCAGCGCGCTGGTGCCGCTACCCTTGACGTATCCGGTCAACGTGGTGGCCCCTGTGCCGCCGTTGGGCACGCCCAGGGTGCCAGCCATGGTGATGGTGCCGGAGACCGTGATCGGGCCACCGGAAAAGGTCAGACCGGTCGAGCCTCCCGAGACGTCCACCGAGGTCACCGTGCCGCCCGCAGATGGGGTAGCATTGATAGTAATGCCACCGGCTGAGTTAGTGATCGAGACGTTCGTACCGGCGGTAAGAGTCGCTAATGTATAGCCGGTGCCGTTGCCGATAGGCAGTTGACCAGCGGTAGGGGTAGCTGTCAGCCCCGTACCGCCGTAACCCACGCCAATCGCGGTTGCATTCCAAGTCCCGCCCGTGAGTGTACCTACCGCTGTAATGCCAGTGTAAGATCCACTCAAGCGCCCCGTCGGAAGCGTCCCGGAGGTGATGTTGGCGGCATTAGTAGTGTCGGTAGTAGCCGATGGCGCAAGACCGGAGACTGCCCCCGCGCTGATAGCGATCGCAGTGTTAGTAACTCCTGTTACCTGACCCGACGCATTGGTCGTGAAGACCGGTACTTGCGACGCCGAGCCATAAGTACCCGCTGTGCCTACCGGAGTGATACTGAATTGGTAGCCCGCAGAGAGCGTAAGACCAGTGCCTGCGCTGTACAGGATAGATTGGCTGAACAGCGCAAAGGTGATTGCTGTCGTGCCGAAAGTGATCGGTCCCACCGTGTTGCACACGTACGATTCACCGGCTCCGGTAGTTCCTTCCTGCACGAAGAAATAGCTACCCTGGCCCAGCTTGGTCGGACTGTTAGCCCCGTAGGTGTTGGCATCAGTCGCTCGGGTCAGCACCCAGTTGGTCGAGCCTGATCCCACATTGGTAACCGTGTAGACCCCGTTTTCGTAGGCGTTGGTCTGGTTGTAGATCAACACCCGGTCGCCAGCGTTCATGGTCACGCCATCGACCACCAAAGCGGCCTGGGTACCAGCGTTCGTTAAAGTCGCACCAACACCAGCTGCGCCGTTGTTGTAGGTGGCCGTTATGTTACCGAGCGATTCCGGAAACTCGACGCGAACCGCAGGATGTATATCGATACCCGCTGCGACTTGATTGTCAACGTACAGCTTGTTGACCAGATCGGTGTCGTTTACCGGGGTGGTCGAGACCGTGCCGGTGGTGGTGGTCACGCTCGTGAACGTGCCAGCTGCGGGAGTGCTGCCCCCAATCGTGGTGCTATTGATCGTGCTACCAGTGACCGCTACACCAGAGGCCGTGCCGCCCGTAATAGCGACATTATTGGCGTTTTGGGTGGACATCGTACCCAAACCGGTGATGTCCGTATTCGGGATGGTGGCCGAAGCGGTCATCGCCGATGTGCCGTTGCCCTTTACGTATCCCGTCAAAGTCGCAGCGCCAGTGCCGCCATGACTAACATTCAAGGTGCCGCCAAGTACGATCGGGCCGGTCGTAGGGGAAGATGGTGTGAATCCAGTTCCACCAGCGCTGAAACTGTCGACGCCCGCACCCTGGGTGAATGCCAGCCAGCTGGAGCCATTGTAGCCGAAAAACTGATTGGTCGTGGTATTGAAACGCAGTTGACCGGGTGCGCCCAGAGGTTCCTCCGCCGTGGTGCCGGAGGGAACGGTCATGGCCTCGACACCCGGGAGCACCGGGTTGTCGGCGATCGAAACAGTCGGGTTGCCGCCACCATTACCATCGGTCACCACGATCTGGTCGGATGTTCCGACGATCTGACGACCGGCGATGGTTGCACCACCGACTACAGCGAGCATGCCAGTACCGCCGATGTTGGCGAGTGCCGCAGCAAGACCGGTGAGTTGGAAGGTGGGGTCAGCACCGGTACCGTCGCCATTGGACACACTCAGGCCAGCGCCAGAAGTCTGCAGAGTGCGAGCTACGACCGAAGTACTGCCGTTTTTGACGATGATGCCCGAAGAGGCGGATTCGAGACTGGCCGACGCACCATTGAGGGAGATGCGGTAGAACGACAATGCCCCGCCGCTGGTGAGCCCCAAGCCGGTGCCAGTCGACAGGTACTGGCTGTTGGGGAGCGTCAGCTCCTGATCCTTGGTCAGGAACGTCTGGGTCTGGCTCGGCGATGCAGCGATTGCGCCGGTCGTGGTCTTTACCGTTTGCCCGTTCTGAACAATTGGTACGAGTTCGGTCCCGGTGATGGTACCCGCAGATGGCAGTTGGGAGATTTGTACTTGTGCGGACATATCAGGGCTCGAATGTGTCGAGATTACCGTTTTGCTCGGGCGTCTGGGTATTCCCTTCGGTGGAAATAATCCAGTCGCTATTCGGGTCGGTCGTCAGGTACTGGTCAGTGTTGGCCACCGACACATCCGGGCGCGGAAATCTCAGGTTAATACGTTCGGTCTTGCGAGCGGGCAGTCGATACGGGTCGAACTGGTCCCGGCATCCTTGGTCGCACACCCGGAGACCCGGGAAATTAGGGTCCGACATGAGCGACGAAAAATACCGCTTCATCTTGCAACGATCGCACACGGCGATCGCTATTGAAGGCTGGCCGATGGTGTCGAGGAACAGCGGCACGGCTTACCTCGTGTACACGGAAATATTGGGTGCCCAGTAGATCGGCGACTTGTCGCGCTCTTCCTGCTCGGCTTCCTCGAAAGTCTTGGTCGCTTGGTCTTCCAGATACTTTGTACGGTCGAGCGGCACGGCGGGAAGGATCAGGCTCATGCGGTGGGACAGCATGTTGCCGATGGCGAGGTACCAGCGATCCGGAATTTCGAGCTGACCCGACAGGTCGCCCACGTCCATGATCTGGCGCGAGTACCAGATAGTCATCTGGATAAACGGGTCCGAAGGGGTGGGCCAGAGCACCACTTTCGGGCGCGGGATAGTGCGCTCGAAGTAGAATTGGTAGGGCTGATTGGCCGTGAAGTTCTTATTGGGCAGATTCGAGTAGTCGTCGCGGTTCAGACGGCTCATCTGAATCTCTCGGCTATTATTGCCAAGGTAGAATTCTCGGAGCGCAAGGACGGTGCCTCCGGAGGCCACGACGCGGTATGCGATGACATTCTCGCCCGGGTCAATATCGGTCCACACCCACTCATTGTCGGTCACGGTGATCGCGCCGAGGTCCGTCAGGGTGTTCCACGTGGAACCGTCGACCGAGTACTCGTATCGGATGTTCCACACCTGCGAGCCACCACCGGCCACATACGGTAGGATGCCGATCGAGCCGATGTACACCGGGTTGTTGGTACCGTAGTTGACCGCGATGTTGCCATTCGCCGAGGTCTGCTGGCACCATGTGTCGATATCGTTATCAAAAGCGTTATATACGGTGCCACCGGCAGAGGTACTATAGGTACCCGTGGGCCGGTTCATGGTACGGTAAAGCACGTTCAGAGTATCGACAGCACCCAGCGGCAGCTCGTAGGTGTACTGATCGGCTTTGAGACCCACCACGGTGGTGTCGATGGCCCAGTATTGGATACCTTTGTTGATCAGCGAGGACAGCAGGTAAAACAGCTGGCGCTTGGAGGATATAACTTGCTCGTCCGTCAGTTCCTCGGCGAGCTTCCCGCATGCACGAGCACTGTCGTCGATCAGGTTCTGAACACTGATTACGGTCGTTCCGACAGTTCCCGAATACGCCATCACCACCCCGGACATTTCCAACGTTTAAGACTGGCCTTCGCGCGGGGTGCTTCGCCTTCCGCTTTGGCCACGACGCCCGACATCCGAGCGCAGAAAGAATCTTTTCGCGGCCCGCCACCCGGCTGAGGTGCTTTGAGATTGCTTCCAGTATTCCGATTATACTTTTCTCGACCCTTTTGTGTCAAGCCAGCGCCCTTTTCGATCGGCATCTTCTCGCCTCGACCCACCGAGAGGTTCACAGAACCCCCGCGAGCCTTTTTCTCGGGCAGCTTCGAGTAGCTCTTGTTACTCGAAGTATATTCCGCTGCCGCCTTCTGCGACATCCCGATCCTCTTGGCGACCTTCGGATCATTCTCGATGGCCTTCATGAGGCGAAATTGGGCTTTGGAGACAGCTGGCATGGCATCAATCCGCGTTCTTGATTAGGTAACCTTCTTGCGAAATAGATACTTCGCCGGTCGAGGAGTTCACCTTGCACTGCAAGACAATATCGGTCTTTTCCAGGAACGGACGCGGCATGATTCGCATGGCCTCGTAGGATATCGGAAAGGCCGCTTGCTGAGTCAAAGTAACCACTCCGTTGGCCGTAATCGTTTTGTTACGATACGTCACGTAGTTGTTACCGTTCAGCGACGTGTAAATGTTCACGCGCTGCAAGTAGAAAGTGTACCCGGCGGGTACCGTATAAATGGACGCCTGAGTCCGTCCGACCCCCGCGTTGATCTTGGCGTAAGTCGTCGCACCCCCGTTATTGGTCAGCGTGACCGCTCCGGCGGGGTTTCCTGACGTCACCTGCATGCCGTTGATACGTAGATACTGCTTAGTGGTCGCCACGGGAGTGGTACCATTGAGCGTCACAGTCTCGGAGATGGGCGCGTAGGAAGCGTCCAGGCCGTTAATCAACACTTTGGCAGTATCCGCGTCGGTACCGGTGAGGTACATCGTGGTCGCGGCGACCGGGAAGGTGTAATCCGTGGCGTTCTCCCATAGCGGGATAAACGTTTGCGCTACAGCGGGTTGGTAGCCGTAGATATTCAGGGTACTGTGACCGTCGATCTGGCCACGCGCCACCTGCACGTCGAATGGCTCGTAGGCCCCCTGACGGGTGGCTGACGAGTACACGCCCATTATGCGATACCGGCTTGAATCACGTTCATCGTGACGGTGCCGGTCCCCGAATTAACCAGCACTTTGATAGCGCTGATCGGAAAATTGATAGAGCCGTCCTCATTGCCCGTCTTGCTCGTGATAGTCACATCATCGAACCAAGTGGTAAGGCCGACTGCGGGATCATCATAACTGAATTGCACCGAGTAATTCACAGTGCCGGTGACGACCACTGCGAAACCGATGTTCACAGGCGTCACGTTGGTATTGATCACGACCGGGGTAGTGGACCCCGCACCCGTTCTGGTAACGGTTTGAACTTTCATAGAAACCCCGATGTAAAAACGGGGGCCGAAGCCCCCGCTAGGTCAGCAGACCCGACCACCCTTTTTGAACGTTCCCGAAAGTTCGGTAATCGCCACAGGTTTGCTCGGGGCCTTCTTGGGCATTGCTACGGCGTGGCCGGAGTCATTAACGACTCGACCCCCCGTAGCAAAAGCTTTTTTTGCTGCACCGCCCTTCTTGTAGCCGCCAGCATTGCCCATCTTGACGTCGCCAGTAGGAGCCGAATTATGGTCGGGTTTTGCACCCACCACTTTCGTCGTCTTATTGGTCATCGTCTTAATAATGCCGGAAGCTGCGACAGTGCCGCCCTTCTTGAAGCCGCCTTGGCCGTCGACCACGCCGCCGGTCTTGTACGCACCGGGCTTCGTGGACTTGGCGATACCGCCAGTCTTCAGACCCTTGTGCGCCTTCGAGGCGGGCATGTCTTCGTGGTGCTTCAGCTCTTTGCTCACACCCTTGATAGCCTTCATCTCGGCCTTGTGCATCGCCGGGGTCTCGACCTCGCCGCCCTTCTTCATGACCGGACGACCGGGCATGGCGGGAGCGACAGGAGTACGGACCGGGGGACGCGCAGGACGCTTTGCGGCCATAGCACGAGCAGCGGCGGGGTTACCCATAGGAGTAGTTGGCGCGGGAGTACGGGACAAAGCGCCCATCACTCCCCCGTCCATCTTTTTTACGGGCTTGTAGCCCTCCTTGGCACCCTCGGCGTGCATGCGCTTGAAGGTAGCGGAGCCACCCTTCTTGAGCTTCAGCTCGACAGAAGGTTCAGTAGTCATCATCTTGACCATCGGTTTGAATTCGGCCATGATTCAGACTCCTTAAGCAAAGGCTTTGTATACTACAGTCACACGAGCAGCACCAGCGGTAGCGGCGGTGCCTGTTTGGCTGAAAGTAGCGGTCACCGGGACTTCGGCAGCGCCGACATCGGCCCACGCACTGTAGACGCCAGTGGTAGCGACAGAAGCGCGACCAGCAGAGCCAACAGAGGTAGAAGCGACATAGGCGGCAGCGGAGCCGGACTTGCCGACGGTCATCGTATTGGTAGTACCTGCATCGAACGCGGTAGTTACATCAATGTGAACATTGATGATCTGCGCGTTAGCAGGAACGGTACCAATGGTAACCGCCGACGTGTCGGTGTAAGCGACCGTAGCAGTGATCGCAGACAGTTGGCCTGCGGAATTGGTGACGGTATTTCCCGTGGTCATTGTCTTTTCTCCTAATGGAGCAGGGGCCGAAGCCCCCGCAAGGTTTAGACGCCGGGAGTACCGTACATCGCACGCCAGTCAGTGAAGCCGACGTCGTAACGCTCGGTGGCCTTGTAGCGCATCGAGTCAGTTTCGAAGTCACCTTCCATGGTCTTCTCCAGAGCACGGCGCATCATCAGCTTCATGCCTTCCGGAGCGTCGGTCTGGACCCACCATGCATTGGCGTTGGTCAGACGGGACAGGACAGCTGCGCCTTCGTCCAGCAAACCGATGGATTTCACCGGGTTGATGTCGTTGTTCGCAGTGCCAGCACGCAGAACCGACTTGAGCAGCACTTCGGCTTGGAAGACGTTGCCCGGGGCGACCACCAGTTGGCGGGGCACCAGACGAATCTTCTTGCCGTTGTTGTCCACTGCTTGACGGATCTGGATCAACATCTGCTCCAGGGACGTCTGCGACAGGTTAGCTGCAGTGCTCAGCAGGTTCGAGGCAGTGCCGTTCACGATGGGGTGAGAGGCGCTGTTCAGCTGCACGCCATCGCCGCCGGGGTAGGCTGCGTTGAAAGCGCGGTTCAGCACGTTAGCGGCCAGCGTTTCCTTGGTCTCGATCAGGGACTGAGCGAGGTGCTTGGCGTACACTTGGCCAATACGGATATGGTCGCCGTCTTCCACCAACACTTTGGTCAGGGCGAAGGCGAGGCCATACACCGAGTACACATAGCGCTTGAGGAACAGCACACCACCCTGCTGGTACGACACGGGGGTGCCGTCCGGCAGCTGCGGAGCTGCGCCGAAACCGTACAGGACGGGCTCTTCGTGGTAGTTACGCGGGATGCCTTGCTCTTCGCGGAAAACGCGAGACCATTCATCTTTGCGCTGCTCGTACACGCCGTCGAAGCACTCGTTCAGAATGGGTTCGACGATGGAACGAAAGTCAGTAGAACGCATCGGGGCTGCCATGGTTCATGCCCTCCTTATTAGATAGCTGTACCAGCAGCAGGAGCAAACTGGTACTCGCTGATGTTGGCACGAACGATGACATAATCATCGCCCCACGCATTGTCCGCGTAAGGAGCGATGTCCAGGATGCGCATCTGTGCGCTGTTGCCCGCACCAGCAAGGGTGGTGGACAGTGTGCACTGCGACAGGCCAGTCGTGGTAGAACCAGCGGTGGTGTTGCTCAGGTCAGCTTCGTCGCCGATGCTGGTCTGGGCGATAGTACCATCCGTCTGGATTTCGTACACGATGTTCTGGTCGGCGTAGAAGTAAGCCACAATGGCAGTACCAGCGGTGCTGGCGGGCCAGTAGTTGCTCACGCGACGACGACCGGTGGTGTCGGTCCACTCGACGCCATCGAAGGCACCGACGAACGCATCACCAGCAGCGGCGGGTTGAATAGTGCCGCCGGTCACGTACTTGACCGGTTGGCCCTTCAGGATGTTCGAGCCGTAGCCCGAAGCAATACCGTTGGCAAGCGCTTGAGCGCGGTCCAGACCAGAGGGATGGAACGCGGGGCGCAGACCGAACGGAGCATTAGTAGCGGACATAATTGTCACTCCAAATGGGGTTCGATTTCTGTCACTGGAACACAGGGACAGGCATAGGTTTATCCAACTCCATGATGCCTTCGCCCTCGACCATACCGAGCGGTCTGCCACGAGAATCGCGACCAATCGCAGACTCGGCTTGAACGCGGATTTTGTCCGCTTCTTCCTGAGGTGCGTGGTGGTGCAGCTCTGCCATGATTTCCTGATAGATTTCCTCAGGAATCTTGTACAGCAGCATCTCGTTGCAAGCTACGAATCCAGCGTGCTCACCGGCTTTAACTTTGTAGTTCTCAAAGCCCGGCACTTCGTCAATCGCGACGGGCTGATAGCCCATGCGAATGCGCTTGTGGATGGGGTCGTAACCGTTGGTGGTGGAAAGCCAACATACATGGAAACCCGGAATAGCCGGGGGTGTAGGGAGGGACTCTTGAATCCACTCCGATCTGAACATCCTACGACGTTCTTGCGCGCTCGCCAGTTCCTCCGTAGCTGCACCACGTTGTGCGTCCTGCTGTGCGCGGGACTCGCGGCCACCTGCGGAAAGGTCTTTTTTCAGTCGATCGTCTTTCATAACTCATTACCCCTTGTTGGATTGCATGCGGTCATATTCCGCATATTTACGGATCATCTTGTTGCGCTCGGTGATATTGTCCCACCGACCCGCCTCTTTGATTGCGCGAACACGCTCAGGCGACAACCGGAACTCGCCGGGGCGAGCCGCCGGGGTAGATTCGCGTCCTGATCCTGTTACCACGCTTCGGGGTCTCCGTTCTGACGATCGACTAGGTGTTTCGCCATTGCCGCTATTATAACGGTGCGGCAAGTATTTTGTCAAGCGGTTGTCCAGCTCTTCCCAGTAGTCGGCGGTCGTCGGGTCCCAGCCTTCCTTCATCAGCGCCTCGTCCACTTTGGTGGCGACCTGCGAGTCCATATCGGTCCCGTTCGGGTCGTACCAGTCATTGCGGGCCATCCAGTTGGATGCGTGGCGCTTGAGCAGGGGGTCCGGAGCCTTCGGCACCGAATGCTTGGGCGAGTCGTTATCGACCGCCTTTTTCTTGAGCGCTTCCAGGGCCTCGACCTGACGGCGGGCCTCGTACCACGCTTCCTGCGCTTCGACCACGGCGGAGCCGTCGGCCATCTCAGTCGCCTCTTTGATCTTCATCTTGGCGTACTGCAGGCGCAGGTGTCCATCCTCGATCGCCTTGTCCAGACGAGCGAGGTCCGATCCTGCCGTGCGCTTTTCGAGCACTGCCAGTCGCTCGGCCATCTGCTCGTTCTGGCGCTTGAGGGATTGGATCAGGTGATTGGACTCGTTAAGCTTTGCCTTTTGAAGCTTTTTCTTGAGCTGGCGCTCCTCGCGGCGAGCGAGTCGAATCGCTTCGCGCTCGGGGTCCGCGTCGGGCACGTTGTCGTGATCATCGTCGTCACCGCCTTCGGCGTCGTCCGAGACCTGACCGCCCTTGGCCAGTTGCTGTTGGTCGTCCTGCTGGTTGTCGCCACCGGGCACGTCTTCGGGCGGCAGCTGTACAACAGCCGAGCCGTCCATTTCTTCGGCGACTTGCAGGTCCATCTTGTCTTGAGGTGTCATAGGAATGCCTTCACTTTCAGGGGATCACCAGTGACCTTCGCGATCACTTCGTGGTCGTTAAACACGGAGAACAGTGCGGTCTCGCCCAGGTCCACGTCGCCGTAGGGAACTTCCCAGCGGTCGCCGCCCCATTTGGGCATACGCACATAATCACCCACCTCGATCCAGTTGCCCTCGGGCCACGGTTCCAGGGTGTCGCGCTTCTTGAAAGCGAGTGGACCCAGTGCGATGACTTTCGCGACTTGGTTGTTCCACTTCTCGGTTTCCTTGGTCTCTTCGACAAGGACGATTCCCGCGCTGGTCACGGTCTTCTTGGTGCGACGCCACTGCACCAGAATACGGCCACCGACAGGTTTCGCACCGGGGTCAACGTCGGGAAATGCTTCCCGCAACTCGGCTTCATTCGAAGCCACCGGCTCATTGGTTTGAATCATTGGATTCAGGTTCCTTCAAAAGGTCATTAAGAATTACCAGAGCTTCTGCAAGCCCTTGGTGCTGGCCAACTAGGCGTTGGTAGGCCTCAAAGGTCACGGCATTACCCGCGACCAGTGACTCGGCGATCGTCTTTTGGCGCGACTCTATAGCACCGATTAAGTCGCTGACGTATCGCATTATTTCTTCTTGGCTTGTGCCAGTGCACCGCCGCCGCTCTTGCGAGCCGGAGCGGGGGTACGGGCGGGCTCTTTCGCGCCCAGCGAGGAACCGTCCAGCTTCGCGCCCATTGCGATGCGCTTGTGGTAGTTCACGTCTTGGCCCATTTGCTCTTGATTGCTTGCCATGGTTATGCTCCTAAGGCGTTTTGTGCGCTTTGCTGCGCGGTGAGTGCAGTCTCCAGCTGCTCCTTCTGGAGCATCGCCGCGTCGTGCGAGAGTTCTGCGGATTTGATGCGCTCTTCGGTCAGATTGTCCGACGC